TCCTAAATTAGGCAGTCGGGAATTCGCCCCAAGCCGCGCGTGGGTCATTGATGCCGAACGAATACCTCTCGTAGGCCTTGACCAGTAGGTTGTCAGTCACGTTATCGACCCACATGTCGCTCTCGTAAGGAATACGAAGCATGTGGATGAGGCCCTCGATGTTCGTGGTCAGGAACCATGCGAAGTTCGAAGTGAGGAAGTCGAGGACGATGTGACCTTCCGGCAGACCACCGGAGAGGGAAAGGATCGCATTGACGTCGTTGTCTGCCGTGCCGGGGCGCAATTCCGTCTTGGTTAGGCGGATGGCGATGCCTTCCAGATTCGGCGGCACAACCAATCTGCGGGCGCGGGCGAGGATGCGGAGGCCTCGTTCATTGACGAACTGAACACGCACGTTCGTCATGTCCGCGAGCAATGTCGATTCATTGAGTGACTTCGGCGTCGATGAGGTGTTTGCCCATGTGCCGCCATCGAATGGATGCGATGTGGAAAAGAAGGCCACGCCATCGCCAACCTGAGACGAGTTGTATGTGGTGCCGAGGTTGAAGATGTTCGCGGCCTGAATTTCCTTGAACTGTGCAAACGCTTCCTGCAGTTTCAGATTTGTTGGATTGAATTGCGCCTTGTACAGCAGGTCGTCGATCGCCTTTCGGGTGATCGCATAGCCCAAAGCCACTTCGATATGCACGAACGCCCACGTAAATCGCTCGCCAGCAGCGTTGTCGAACTGGGTCGCTGCGCCCTCGTCCTTCAAATAGGGCAAGGCAACGAAGGCCATTTGCGTTGATCGCTCAACAGCCATGGACGACTTGTGGGTTTTGAAGACCTTGTCCCACTGTCGTGGAATCATGTCGTAGCTACCGCGGACGTCGAACAATCCGGGGAGTAGTTCTGACCTGATATTTGCTAATGCGACCGGAATAGTAGCCTCCTATTTTTTAGTTTTCTGGTGGTTCACGATGATGCAAACCACCAGAATGTTATGGCTAATTAGGCCACGCCAGATGTTGCACCCAGCTTGTACCGTTGGTTGTTGAAGGCCACGATGACCCAGTTGTAGTTCGTTGTCGGATCGGAGCCGTTACCCACGCCCGGATAAAGCGACACGATCTGGAAGGCTGCTGTCGTATTCATCAGCGACTGGTCGACGACGTATGTCGAGAAAGCGCCGCCAACCGTGGTGCCACCGGCACCCGTGCTGTAACCAATGCAGTTGCCGATCGCTGTCGCAGGGACTGGCGTCAGGAGCGCCGCAACGCGGAAGAGTGCGTTTGGAGCGTCGATGACGTATGCAGTCGCGTCTGAGCCGACAGAGGCCGGGAAGTATGGCGACCATGCCGGTGTGCCGCCTGTCGGCGTATACTGGCATCCGTAGAAGATGCCTGAAATTGCCGTACCGGCCGCACCACCACCCGTGCCTACTGACGGGATGATGTATTGCGACGTCGCTGATTTGCAGACCGGATCACCAAAGTAGATCTTGGTCGCATACGACGACTGGATTTGATATTTCGAAAGCTGATAGTCCGGTGCACCTCCGGGGAGGTATCCAAAATGCTGGAAACCAAATTGCGCCTGTGTATTGGCCATCCGAATAGACCTTCGGCTTGGCTCGGTTACGCGCCAGCGCGTAACGAGAGTCCGGGTAAACCGATGCTGCGTGCTTCGGTGAAAGACTCCTAGTCCGCGGACACCGCCGGTAGGAGTGGCTCGACCTCAATGCGGCGCGCATGAGGGAACAAGGTCATCAGATACAATATTTTGTGGGAAGGCAATACCCACCCACAACTATTTCATTCTGCGGCTTGCAGGATCTCGACAGGTGGCAATGGCGTCTCAGGTGTCACGATCGCGGTCACAACGGCCTGTGGACCGACTGTACTGACCGGAGGATCGATCGCTGGTTGACCTGCCATGCCGACTGCGGCGATGGCTTTTTCATCCATTGGCTTGACGTCATTCATGGGTGCTGCCTGTTCGTACATGTCGAGATATCGACCTGCATAGTCGAACGGACCCACATGGCTCATGCGATAACCGATCGCAGCCCATGTCTTTCCGCCGCATCTTTGCCAACGCAAACAAAAGGATAGGTCCTCAGACACTACGCCGCGCTCGGGCAGGTCGAGTTTTTCGAAGGCTCTGATCAGGCGCGTTGTGCCAGCAGCCTTGAGGGTCTCACCGGCCGGATGAAGGGATAATCTCGTGTCGACCAGTTCAGGCATCTTCTCAAGCATGGTCTTGACGAGGTCTCGCCTGATCAAGGTGCAGCCCATGCCGACGCCTTCGACCAGCATGAAATTGCCCCGGCGCTCTGTGTGTGCCGCTCCAGTTCCTGAGCCAGCCCAAGACAGCGGCATTTTTCTCTGTGGATAAATCGTCCCGATCAGGGGTTCGTCGAACAAAATCATGTCCGTGACGATCTCGGGCGGGAAGCCCATGTCGGCGTCAATGAACAGGAGATACTCGACATCAGGCATGGTGTCGTACCAGATGGTCAGGGCCATGCCGCGTAATTCAGCGATATCGGGGAATGAAAGCGTGCTGATGCCGCCTCCCATGCCCTTTGAATTGAGGTGCTGCCTGATGCCATGCGTGGTCAGGAAGGTCGTTGCCGTGATGGTCTGGCCGAATGCAGGAACGAAAATAAAGACGTTTTTCGACATTTAGGCGACTTTCTGGGTTTGGGGTTGAGTAAGGTTTGGCAGCGCGCCTTGGCCGATCTCAACCTTGTCGGGGATATCCGTGAAGAAGGCCCCGCCAGAGATTGCCGATTGATCCATTGCATCCTTCAGGATCTTTGAATAATCGCGCGTTATTACGAAGTCTGGACCGCTCTTGATGTGCTTCCAGTTGATCCTGTCTTGCCATAGCAGATATGTATTCCACAGCTTTGGCCCCTGCCTGAGCCAATCCGCGAGCATCTCCTCGGAGAACCTGACGTATTCGATGATCGGATACTTCGCGATCAGGCGAAGCTCTCCCTCATGATTCCAGACGACGTATCTGTGGTGGTGATAGCCACGAAACGGAGGAGATGCCCCGTCCACGCCTCTGGTCAATTCTGCGATCGGTGATGGCGTCTCGACGTATCCAGCCTTGCCGACACGGCTCATCTCGTCGATGAGGGGGAATGGATTGTACATGTCCTCAAGGACATGTCGACAGTAAATAAAGTCGAAACTCTTGTCCTCGAATGGAAGTTTGTTCACATCCAGATCAAGACTGATCAGCTTGTCAGTTTCGACCGGCACTGGCCTGTAATCCACGGACATGGTTGCCCGTGGGAATGGCACATATCCGGGACCGATTTCGAGAACCTTTGCTCCTTCCGGGATCTTGTTGCACAACCACTGAACGACTGTTTCTACGGGGGGCCAGAATTTCTTATCACTGTCTGTCAAAGCGCTTGACGACATCAGGTACTCCATGGGTTTCAGGGTTCATATTCGACGCAAACTCCTCGCGTGGGAGGTAGGGCCACAGATCAGCGATATCCGTGGGGACAAACTTTCCGTTCTCGGTCTTGGCTTGGACACGAGGTGCAATCACTTCATGCGGGTCCATATGCATGACGATCAGTACGGGAACCTGCGCGGCCGTATCAAGTAGGCTTTGCAGGGAATGCGACAACAAGTTCAGTGAATTGAATTCTCGCGTGAGAATCCCGAATGCCTTTGCAATCTTTGTGAAGTCTGGAAGGCTCAGGCCAGACCTTGGACCAGACATCACCTCTCGCTTGAAGTGATTGTTCTGTGCGATCTTCATGGTGGCATAGCCATCGTTCTCATAAACGAAGATGGCAATCGGAAGCTTGTGGTGCGCTATCGTCTGCAATTCCTGCAGGTTCATCATCGCGCCGCCATCTCCCGTGAGACAGACGATCTGCCTTTTTCCATCCGCAGCGAAGGCAGCACCGATCGCAGCAGGAATACCCCAGCCCATGGGGGATACACCGGCAGAATGGATCAACCTCTGCCCTGATCTCAATTTCATTGTCTGGAATGTCGGGATGAAGCAGAAACCGACATCTGTGACGACGATCGCGGTATCTTCCAGTTCGTTGGTCAGGCTTTGCACAAATCCGTATGAACTGATGCCTGTGGTTGGTTGTTTCCATTCAGGCTTGTATTTTTCCTTCATTTCGAGGCAACGATGCATCCATAAATCTAAGCGCGAGAATGGCCTAAGGGCCTTCAGAAATTCTTTTGCATCTGCCTTGATACCGATGTCTGCATAGATTGTAGGTTTCCGATGCAGTTCGTTATCGTCTATGTCGACGACGATCTTCTTGGCGTTCTTGGCGAACAATTTTGATGCATGGCCAATCTGGGCCACAGACAATCTTGTACCGATAGCCAAGATCAGGTCTGCATTCTGAACTGCAAAGTTTGCTGCCCTGTCTCCAAATATCCCACAACGACCAACATAGTATGGATGCCCTGTCGGCATGATATCTGCCGCACCCCACGAAGAGACGACAGGAATTCCAGCCTTGTCGAAAATACGACGAAACTCTTCGATCGCTCCAGCAAGCCTTACTCCGTTTCCAACAATAACAACCGGCCGCTTTGCCCCACTCAGTTCCTTCTGAACTATCAGAGCATTGGCTTCCAATTCCATACTCGGTGGATAATATCCGGTATTGTCAAATCCGATTAATGCATCCGGGTCTATCTCTGCAGCCTGAACATCAAGCGGTATCTCAACAAATACCGGCCCCTTCCTGCCGTTCGTTGCTACACAAACAGCATGCTCAAGAACGTGACGAATTGTATCCGGCCGATCGACAGTGGTTGCTGACTTAGTCAACGGCATCATCAGGCTAACCATGTCGAGTTCATTCATACCGACTTGTCTGGTGCCCGTTCCCGGCATCATCGTATGGCTTGTCACCTGTCCGGCGATGATCAACATGGGAATGCTATCGACATACGCACACGCAACGCCAGTCATTGCATTGGTGCCGCCCGGACCTGCCGTGACACTGACAACGCCGATATTGCCCGTGACCCGCGCATCGGCCTCCGCAGCCATCGCTGCAGCTTGCTCGTTCTGCATCGAGATGACCTTGATGCCGGGATGATTGGCAATCGCGTCATTGAGATGCATGGCACCGGCCCCGCAGACGCCGTAGACCCTTGGCGTGATGCTGGCGATGTACTGGGCCACATAGTCGCTTAAACGCATTGATTTACCTGCCTAACTTAGGTGTTGACAGACTAGGGCAAATACCCCATATTCCGATTATTGAGACAAACCACTGGGGATTACGATGACAGCGATGGACCCAAAACAGCAACTGCTTCGGTGGTTCAAGGCTGAATATGCTGGTCGCACTGCTGCGGTCAAGAACGGCACTGCCAAGATTGACTGGATCGTTCCTGAGTATCGCATCACTTGGTCAGAGATAATGTCAAAGGCTAGAGACCTCGGCATCAATGACAACATCGTTGATCTGCGGTGGTGGTGGGGAAGCACATCAGAAGCAAAGAAGAGACGCAAATGACCACCAAAGACCAACTCGAATTAATCGTCGACCGCATCGGTCTCAAGAACGCGGTCGAACTCCTCGCCATCATCTGCGAGGAGAAGGCCGAACACATTTCCAGTAACTGGCAGGATGAAATCCTGTCCAAGGACTGGACCCGCTCCGCAAGAGCACTCGACAAGTCAGCAGGAAGGATTGAGGTCTAGAGAAAGCCTAAGTGCGGAGGTGCAGACGCTGTCGGGAAACTGACAGCGTCTTTCATATATTTATTGAGCCATGAGTTCGTGTTCGTCTGCAGACAATTCTCGCCGCAATCCTTCTGGGCATCGAACTGATCGCTCGCCAGATAGTTCAGGACTTCCCAGTATCGATCGCTTTGGTAGATATCTCTGAACCTGTCTCGGGTGATGTTGCCAATGTGGAACTTGGCATACTTCGAATTAAACTTCTGACCACATGGCGCGATCAGGCCGTTTCCTGACATTTGAAGAATGAACGGAGGACCGTAGCAGCGTTGGTAGTCGCGCTTGCCCTCATCCTGAATGCGAGACCATTTCACAGCCACGCGGAATGAATCATCGCTGTATGTCTCGGCCTCTTCGAACAATGGAAACAGGTCGCTGTACTGCCGATAGTCGACGTCGAGATCGCCATCAACGGAATTGGCGCAGTGCTTCATGATGGCGTAGTCGGGACGGATTTCCTTGCACAGTTTTGCAAATGGAAGGATCTGATCGCCATCCTTCGGCATAACAACAAATTGCATATTTATATTGCATTTCAAGTTGTCGCGCTTCTTGATCTCGATCGCCTTCTTGATGTGCCCAACGATGCGATCAAACAGAGGCTGCTTGAGACCCATGATCTGTGCCCAGCGATGCTTGTCGCCACCGCTGAAGTTGAAGCGCAGATAGGTCAGGTGAGGAAGGATTTTTTCTAAGACTTCCGGTGTCAGCTTAAGACCATTAGAACTTGTACCGATCTGGAGGCCTAGCTTGTTTCCATACTCCACCGACTCGGCAAAGTATGGCACTTCGGTCGACTCACCATCGCTGATCAGGCTGACACCCTTGACGCCGATCTCGGCTGCATCCTCGAGATAATCGAAGGCATGTTTCTTGGTGATGATGGTATCTTCGCTCGCTTGCAGGGACGCATAGCAGAAGTTACAGGCCGCGGCGCATTTGCGTGTCCATGCCACATCCATGGTGACAGGCGCTATGCGCTCGCCACGCTTCCATGCCTCGACACGATCCCGGTAGAAACCGATCTTGGTGCCGTCAAGCTGCAAATTATAGACGGGTGCCGGTTTCTCAAGAGCTACGGCCGCATGGAATTCCGGCATGGTGGCTGTCATTTCATTCTCCTAATACGCGCCGATTTTTTTAATGTCGGTCAAGATATTGATCAGGTTCTTCAGGACCGGATCGTGATTAATGCCCTCTGTCACGCTGGCCAGAAACATGATTTCCTTCGGGCATGGGAAGCGATTGGAATTATGGTTTGCACATACGATAGCGATGAACTTCTCGGCGTTTCCAACCAAAGGGTCCTGCCGCAATAACTCGAGGCCTTCCAGATATGTCGCCCGATTGAAAAAGCCACCCTTGAGGACAGACCAGTCAGAGAACTTCTGCTGCGGCTCGGCGCGTTCGTAGATCACTTCGGCAAAATCTCGCCCTGCACACATCACCTTGACGAGAGGAATATCGGCATTGACCGATCGTGTCGCCCATTGATTTGAGGGTCGTGGTGCCCAGAACGTCCTGCTCTCCCACAGGTATGAGATGTCCTGACCCATGTAGTTCAGCGAGTAGAAAAACCGTGGCTGGTATGTATCGAGCCACCGCATGTAGAACGTCACCCAGTGATCATTCATCTCCTGCAGGGAGCCGACATTGATCACGAGGTCGCTGAGTTTCTTGTATTCATCCAATCTATTGACGGGGAGAAGAACAATCCTCGTACCGGGATCGCTTCCATCCCAGTAACCGACATCATCGCCAAATTCATCCCGCAGACAGACCTCCGAGTAGAACAGGGACTCTGGCAGGTCAGCGATCACATAACGCTTGATCTTGATCGACTTGTTAAGCATCCAGAGTCTGGCGAGACCTCCATAGCCGCCGCCGATTTCAATAATACTCTCTAGTGGCCTGATGTCCTTCTGGCATCGGAACATGACCCGCATGTGCCAGTAGAAGATATTGCTGACGAGACGATCGTATGACGGGAATAGCGTCTCAGGAATCGACTTTGAATTATCAGACAGGCTTGATTGTAAACCCCAGAATGTCGGAAATTCGTGTTCGATGATCTTCTCGTACTTTTCGTTGATGCCGCCGTCTGCCTTCTCCCTGTGATCGAACGGGATCTGCCTCTGGGCAAAATGAAGTACGTCACGGCATGAGGTGAATGTCTTGGCCTGTTCGTAGTATTTGTCTGCCCATGACGACCAGCGCGAATCGAAACTGCCTTCTTCGCGCTCGACAGGCATCGGTAGCTTGCGTGATGCTTCGAGATGGGAAAGCGCAGTAGCAATAATATCCCTGTCTTTATCGCTTCCCGGATCAATGGCTGTTGCCGTCTCAAGCCAACGCCTGTGAGAGGCCATAGCCTCTGCTTTTTTCTTCTTTCCCTTCAGGTCATCTGCGAGGGTTTCCTCGACACTGTCGGTCTCACCCAACATGTATCGTTCACCATCGATCGCGGAGACAACAACACTCCTCACAATTTGGCTCTTTGCTCTGCCGTCATCATCATGCGGAGTTTTGAATCGTCTCCCTTGTTGTCCTTAAATACCTCGACACGCTGTCCGGTTCGAGCACGCAAATCACGCTCGAATTGTAGCATCGCAGCACCATGAAACTCTGCCGGGATGTCTGATCCGAAGCGGACGACGACATGCAATGGATGCTCAATCGATGGCATGCTTGGCCTCCTCACGCTTCATTAATTCGTCCAAGAAACCATGCAGGATGGCCATGTGGACGTTTTCGACTACGCCGTAATTCATCGATGGGACGTAGAAATTAGCCCCGCCTCTGCCACGAAGCCTGTTGCCGCGGATAAAACCGCTCAGTGTCACAACATTGAGACGAAGTCTCTTGGCAAGATCGACTGCCTCAAGGATGCTTTCACTCTCGCCTGAACTTGATATTGCGAACAGAACGTCGCCAATGCGTCCATGGTGGGACAGGGGATGCCTAAATACACTTTCATACCCGATGTCATTGCTGATGCATGTCAGGGACGCAGCATCATTGAAACACAGCGTCGAGAAGCCACCGTTCTTCTGGTAGTCAGCCGCCATGTGGCTGGCGATCGCGGCTGAACCACCATTACCGATGAAGATCAGCCTTGGGGCGTGCCCAACGGGGGCCTGACGCACCATGTCGAGATAACCGAATACTGAACCGTATCCGTGGTCCTCAACCTCGACACCCTCCAGCGCGAAGGCAATGTCGGCGTAGAATTGTCTCATGCCAAGAGCGCCTCGACAGTTTGAATAATCTCTTGCCTGTTAACGTGCCGACGATGTCCGATGATGGACGTCTTGATGGCACCCGTGATGTTTCCGACGAAGGCTGCGATCTCAAGAGGCAATCCCGTCGCGATCAATGGCGCAGTCACGGCCATAACCGCATCACCGGCACCCATGGTGTCGATGCCTCCGGTCGAAAATGCGGGAGCCTCACCGAAACGCAGGTCCTCCCGCCACATCGAGCCGAACCTGCCATGCGTCACCAGAAACTTATGGCACGCGATGCGGGACGACAGCCCATCTCTGATCACACGATCGATCGGCTCTTCCTGCATGCCAGCAGCGAGCCTCGCTTCTGGATCATCGACGCAGATATAATCGGCCCTTTCGTACTTGGTGACAAGGTTGAAACCATAGTTCCCGGCATTGCTCTGAGCGTTAACTGCCAGAAAATCAGCCTCATTGAGGATACCGCGTTCTTCAGGACCAATCAGGCCGTGTCCGAAATCCATCACGACAACGACGGATGATCCCTTCACCACATCGCAGAGATGCGATCGGAAATGACGCCGTGCGGTATCAGAAAAATGAATCTTGCGAGCAGAATAGACATCAAAAAGTTTGCGATTAAAATCACTGTCAACGTATCGGGTCTTTTTGATGGGCTGGCAGGATGTTGCCATCCACTCAGAGGTTTTCCATTCAGCATGTTTGCTTGCAGCGATTGAGCCGCCCTCGAATTGCTCGACGCCAACCTCCACGGTCGCGAGCATCATTTCTTTTGAGGATTTACCCAAGCCTTTCACATACCGGTATTCGTCGATAATCACTTCGCCAACGAATGAAACCTTGATGACGTCTGCCTGATCAAATGCACTGAGGATCTTGTCCTTGAACCCTGCCGCCTTTGCCTTTTCGAGATACTGGCAGACTTCGACAGAGAACATTTCTGCTTTTAGGATCTTGCTGGAAGAGAACTTCTCGCTATCGGTAAAGACTATTTTGCCCCCAACAGCTTCCACGGCCATTCTCTCAATAGCCAGCCCTGCGCCAGCATCTTCCTTGTAATCTGCTCCTTTGACGTAGATTGCTGGCTTGACCTGAGAGATGACTGGAACTGCATCCCGACTGGGATTGATGATGACTTCATCAACACACGATAGAGCGCGGAGAGCCGCTGCCCTTTGTTCTGCATTGAAGTGTGGCCTCCCGATGCCTTTTGAGACGTATGGATCGTCCGTGACGCTCACCACGAGGCGATCGCCAAGCTTCCTTGCCTCTTGCAGATGCCTGATGTGGCCTAGATGAAGAAGGTCGAAGCAGCCATGCGCGAGGACCGTGCGCGGTGCCGTGACGAGATGGTCGACAGACCAGACGCCGTTCTGCATTACCAATATCGCCACGTTGCCGCGATCGTAACCACAATCATCACAAGACCAACCGAACTGCCAATTACAATCCCCATTCCATACGAAAATGCCAAATCAGACGTCATGCGAATGCCTGTTTGAGCGCAGGGATCGATGTCGGTGGCGTCAGAACGGCCCTGAACATGGATTTCTCGAGGTCTGGCATCTCAGGATCATCCAATAGCGTCGACAGCATGTCGATCGCCTTCTGCTTGATGCGAAGGTATCGCTCTTCCTTCAAACTCAGGATCGATTGTGGTGTCTGCTGACGCACAAAACCATTCAACGTGCGCGATCGTGACTCGATAATCGGATGATGCGCGCGTAACAGGTCCTTCTGCCACTCTGGACTGACAAAATCACTGCTGTCGATGATGGCACGAGCCTCTCGACGACGCTTGAGGTAACAGGCATCGAAGAAGAACGTCCAGAAGTTGATTTCTCGACGCTCCATAGTATCAGGTGCCTTGCTCTGATCCGTCCTGATGTCTGCAAACGATATGCGGCCGATTGTTCTGACAACATCATCAGTCCAGTGATCGCAGAACCAGTATGGAAAATGCTCTGGCTGGATATAACCAAGCATGTCTGCCATCTTCCGCGTCATTGAGAGCGAACCAGTGAAGCTTAAGTTAGCCAGATGTCCGTAGACCATCCCAATTCCGTCAGGGAACCGTCTGGCTGCCTCAAGTATCTTATCGTCATATCCGTGTGTGATGTAGGGATCGTCGTCTCCAGCCACTGAGTAGATATCAGCCGGAATTGATAATGCGCGGTTCCACTTGGCAGCAATAGTGTCCTCTCGTTTCTGCACGTTGAGGAGCACGCGGTCGCCGAAGTTGGCTTTAGTAAGTGCGTCGAATGTGGCTGGGTCATCATGATCGATCTGAACCTGCATGACCGTGTTTTTATTAGTCCAGTTGACGATCGATCGCTTGATCGTATCGACAACCTGTACTGGCCGACTGCGTGTCGCCAGCGAGATCACAAGGTTCATTTACTCTCCCGGATCGGCCAGCGTGTGTGATGGTGCCGGGATATCAAGGCCCTTATCGATGCTCATTCGAATGTCGCCGCCCGTGCCACGATATCTCTGGTTCATCTCGAAACCATCAGGCATACCCTTGCGAACGCCAGCAAGCTTCAGGGATTCATTCCTGTCGGAGATCTGTTTCTTGGCAAGGCGGATATCTTCTGCCCTTGCTTGTTGAGACAGAACAAGAGGTCTCTCTTCAAGTCGCATGCCGCCACGCAGGATATCGCCCTTTGCATTCGGAGGAACCAAGATGCCAGCATGACGCTCGGCCGGAACAGGACGCCAGCCATTGGTATACATCTGGTGCGACTGTTCACGAACAATGTCGGCATTGCCATGAACGGAGACGGAATTCCACTGATAATCCCAATCTTTCGGGATCATGTGCAATGGAACATCAAAGCTGTCACCGACGTTTGTATGCGAGCGCGACAGCCTCTCGCCGTTGCGTCCGAGTACCTCGCCAGCTTGTCCACGTACTGGTGTACGAGCGGCTTGTCGCGCGGCAGCTTGCTGTTCGATGCCTTCATCGAGCGGGACCTGAGGCTCGACAGACATGGGTTGGTTCGCTGCAGCGATACGCTTTGCAGCCTTGGCCTCGCGTGCCCTCTTCAGGCTTTCGGCGCGCGGATTTACCTTCTGGATCTCGTCCATGTTATCCCTCACTGGGTTTCATAGGTGCGGTCATATGCACCCTGCTGGGTCAATTTCTGCTTTCGCCTCGCAAATTCCTGTACGCCAATCGGATCGCCCTTCTTGAACTTCTTCTGTGGATCGTCGTAATTCCAGACATGCGTACCATCGGTCGCCGCCGCGGCTTCCCGCGCACTCAATCTCACTTCGTTGCTCGCAGGTGATCCGCCATTGGCCGATGAATTCCCCACGGGTGCCACTGCTCGCTGTGCCGGTTTTTTCTTCTCGGCTCCCGGACGCTGCACATCGTCACCCTCCGTGACAGGCGCAGCGTCCTTCCTGAGACCGATGTGTTTCTCGACGTACTCGAAGTATTCCTTGGTATCAGGCGCGAGATCATCCGCCACAGCGGCATAGTGCGCGGCCGTCAATTTCCTGTTCTTGGATGGATCAATGACAAATTCGCGATGTTCCCGCAACCAGTTCGCTGTCTCTGTTGTACGCCCGCGAACATAGGCCTCGACCGGATCGATCGGTGCCTTCGGAGGTGCAGCCTTTCGTGCCTCGAGATTGCTCTTGGCCTCGTCGTAGGTGCGAATGTCAATGCGGGCCTGAATCAGCCTTTCGTCCGCTTCGCTTTCGGCATCGAAGTCACCGGCTTCGCGGGCGACCTTCTTGTCCCTCTTTGCAGCGTCAGCCAGAGCCTGAGCAGTAGCGAGCGCTTGGGTGATGGTGTCGAGGTTTGAACTGGTTGCTTCTCGCCTTGCGGTCTCTGCTTCGTGTCTTGCGGCTTCTGCTGCTCGTTCCGCTGTCGCAGCGCGCTCAAGAGCTTCCGATCTTTCTTTTTCATGGGATTTCGATTTCGCCTCCAGTTCCTTGAACTGCTCGGCCAAGTCAGTGACGGCAGCATCCTTGGGTTCTACGGCCTCAGGTGCATCGACCTTGACGACGACGTCAGGCAATTCAGGCTGTTCGTCGATCTTGACTGCTTCTTCTGCCATGGCTTGACCCCTAGTAAATCAGCGACGGATCGGATACCCGCGCCTTGATAAGCGAATCCTCGATCAGGCGGCATGCCAGACCGTCATTGCTTTGTCCGAGATGGTCCTTGATGAACATTTCCATGCCATCGGATGGGCGATACATCACCCAGTCTCCGGGTTCGATCGATACGCCGCCGAAACGTGCGGATGCATCATCGATGAATGCCAATGGCCCGCATTTGAGCACAAGGCCGACTTTGCCCTGAAAGCGGTCCTCCATCAGGCTCTTGTCGCTAAGATGAAACTCAACAACCTCGCCCTTTGGGCCTTTCATCTTCTTGATCGGAGGCACATAAGTCGCGACCAGAACAAAGTTATGAAATATCTCGTATTCCGTCATCGGCCCTGCTCGCTCGAGCAGTGCCTGTTTCGGATCGAATGACGCAGCTTGCGCTATCGATCTGAGGTCTACGCGCATCTATTGACGCTCCTGTTCCTGCATGGCTTCACAGATTTCAATTGCCATCTGCAGACCATTGATCTGTCCGATGCGATACTTATAGTCGGCAAAGTCGCGCGCATTGTTGTCTGCCAATGCCGCAACCTTGTCGACCTTTTCCTTCATGAGTTGCGATCGCAGCGTGCGGATCGCATGCGGGGATTCCATTGCAAATGTCTGGAACCCCGTGTCATTGATTTTGACTGTCGCCATCTCAGCCCTTCGGATTTGCTGTCGGGTTCATGGCCGTTCGTGTGGCAGCACCATATCCTGACTTGATGGCGCGTTTTTCCTTCTGCAGCTTGGCAATGCCGCCCATGCCGCCACCCATGAACTTCGGACCCATCTTCGCGTGCTGAGACGAGATCGGACCACCTGTTGCCTTGGTCACAACTGAACCGCGGCCGATATTGGGCGTATCCTGCTTGTTGGACGGGAACGAACGTGAGATTGGCGTGCGGCCTTTACCGGCTCCTGCCGTCTGCGAGTCGGCATCATTGCTCGATGCCTTCGGCTTTCCCTTGGTGGTGAAGGCTGCCTTACCGGCCGTACCGGAGAACACAGCGCCGCCCTTCTTGTAGGTTCGTCCGCCCGTATATCGGATGCCCGGAGGAGGAACGCCCGGAGGAAGCATGCCAGCACCCGGAATGCCGGGGCCACCGGGACCGGGAGCACCACCCATCGGAGGTGCGCCCATCGGCCTTGGCGGCATCGGCGGCGGTCCACCGGCTGGAGGTGGGCCACCCGGAGGTGGACCGGCCGCGACACCCGGAACCATCGGATGTGGCATGGGAGGCGCTCCACCCGCTGGTGCTGGAGCATGAGGCGCTACAATCACGTTCACCGTGTGCTTGCCGCCTGATTTCTTCTTGCCGAGACGACCGCCTCGAGCACGCGCAGGACGATCGGCGCGGGCTTTCACAGCCCCACCATCGGCGCGCTGCGGCACCTTGCCAAGCATGCGCTGCTGCTTTGCGATCACGCCTGTCGCAGAACCGCCTGTCGACATGCCGCCGCCACAGGCTGCCGTGATGTCCTTGACGCGGGCATGCTGGACCTTGTGGTCGCGCTTGTCGTTCATTGGATGTGCCATCTTATTTTCCTTTTCCAACGTATGTGGCTTCATTGATCGCGGCCTTGTCGCCGCCGAAATTACGCACCGTCGCCTCGTTATCCTTCTTCTTCACGGGATCAGATTCAGGATTGACGACGTATTTCTGCAAACCCTTGATGAACTTTCCGCCCTGACCGGTGCGGTACGGATCATATGGAAATGCCATTTATTTCTTCCCTTTTGGCTTTGCCTTCGGCTTCGCTGCGGCGGGCTGCGGAGGGTTCAGGGCTTCGTGGATGTTCAATGCCGTCTCATGCGCTTGCGCTTCTGCCTCAGTCGCGTGCTGGGCTAAACCTAATTGATGCTCTCTATCCGCGGTCTGAGCAGCAAGACCATGCGTGTCCTTGTGCTTCATGATCTCGATTGCATGCTCTCGATCGGTCTGTTGTGCAGCCACACCCTGCTTGACCAGTTCAAGTCCCTGCTTGTGGTGGTCTAATTCCTGCGCCCTTGCATCGAGGTGAAGCTTGGCTTGGGTGGCGATGTTATCACGCCTCTCGGCCGATGCGATCTTGTCCTGATCGGCATTGTGGATGATCAGTTCCTTGGTGATGTCTGCTTCCTTGATCTTTTCCTGCGAGGCCAGTTCTGCCTGTTTGAGCGTATTGCCCTGTGCATTGTCTTGCTGGTCCATCTGCATCTTGCCAGCCTTGAGATTGATATCCTGCACTTTTGCCTGTGCCGTGATCATCGCGGCTTGGCCCTTCAGGTCAGGTGGTCCTTGCTGTCCTTGCGGCTGCACAACAAGTCCGGCCGGATCAACCTTCATCGCAGCCAAGGCACGTTTCAATATCTCGTCAGGATCAAGGCGGGATGCAAACTGAGGCATGCCGCTCAATTGCACGAGGCCAAGGGCGATCGCCACCCGATGGGTGTGGGACGGGACATTCGGATCGGAAACAGGCACCAATTGAAACTGGTCGAGGGCCGCAACAAGCTTCGTCTCATTCCAGTAATCAGGCGGCGCTTCCTTGTTGTGAACCCAGAAATCTTCCGGGTTTCTTCTGAATAACTTGATCAGCAGTTCAAACTCTTCAGACTGCGCGGTGTGCATGCCCTTGTGGGCAGCAGCCATGATCTTGGTGGCTTGCTCGATCTGGGCCAACATTGTTCCAACTGGAATGTTGGCAAGTCCTTCACCGGCCGGGACCTCCGCGGCGGTGCCAAGGGACTTTGCTTGCTCCGTGATCTTGTCGATAAGGGCGAGCAATCCGGGCGTGACGTCCTTGTATGGCAAGCCAGTGACAATCTGGCTGATGGGCTGGCCATTGGTCTCGATCGGCTGGAATTCTCCCGGTGCAAGCCTGAATGTTGCCGAGTTCTGCCGTGTTCCAAGCTTGGCGATAAATCCTGCCGGGAAGTTCGCAAACATCCCGGCATCCAATGCCTCGCGCCATGCGGCCGTGAGGGCTGCAGATGCATTGCCGAGTAGACCCAGCATGCCCGTGCCGTAGAAACCGGGGCCGGGGACATACGGATACTTGACGAACATCCGCATGCGATCGCAGTTCTCGTCCTCCTCTTCCCAGTCTCGCGTGATGGAAAGAATGACCCTCGTGTCCTTGTCCATGGTCACGAGATAAGGAAGGGGAATGCCCTCGTCCTTGAACTTTCCCGGAGCATATTCAGGGATATCGAGTTCGCACTGCGTCTCCCAGATCGTGTATGGCTGATCCTCTGGCCTGTCTGGCTTTGCGGCCGTGCCTTGGATGCCAGCAACCTTTTCCGTCACTACGTTGGGCATCGGTGTCGGTTGCGTGAGTTCAACGTCTCGATAGACACCCAATAACTTCATCCGCTTCATCACGGATGGACGCATCGGGATCTGGTGCGTGATGCGGGCGCAGGATGCAAAGTCCTTGCTCGCATCCGAAACAATCAGGTCCTTTGCATCGATACTCTCCGACACAGGACGCCGACGCATCGGGCATCGATAGACCTTCTTGAAGCCAGATCCGCCGTAATACGTGCCCCACAACAGCATGTGGGACGTATCTGGATAATATTCCTTTGCCGTAACCGTGAGATAATGGTTGAAGCTGCGCTCGAGTTGATCGGCTAACTCGTCCTCTAACTTCGTACCCTCGCCATCATCCTTGACCTTGACGGGACCTGATGCTGGCAAGAGTTCAGACTGTGCATTGGCCCATCCCTTGAGCATGGCCTCGAGCATCAGCGGATTTGTGATCCTGCTCATGCCCTCGACGGAATCATCGACGCCTGATGCAGGAGCCTCTAGCTTGATCCCCAGCATGCCCAGACCGCGGGCAAGGATCTCAAGATGCTCTTGCCGTGACTTATCGTCTGCCTCGATCGCTGCAAAGAGGTCGTTTGCAATAACGCCTAGCTGGATGCCATCGATGTCATCGGCAAGATTTTCAAACCAGCCGTCGTCGTCCTTGTCCTTTGATTGCTTCTTGGCATCAAGACGGACGATCTTGCCGCCATCGTCCTGATCCTCAATGATCGTACCTGTATCAGGATCGACATGGACCGTGTCGACGTTGTCGTCGATCACTATTTTTATTGGCTCGGCCATTATTCCTTGTCCCCATCCCGCAGCTTCTCGGTCAAGGCCTGAAGCGCCCATTCGATCTCCTCGATCTTCTGATCGAGATTGCCTATGCGTGACGTCAGGCCATTGGCGCGGTGCTTTGTGATCTCTTCGAGGATTTCCTGATACGTCATCAATCATACCCCCGCTTCTCGCCTTCATTGATCTGCTGGCCACGCATCCACCACGCACCCAGACAGAACATGGTAAACAGCAATGGCACCAGCAAGAGCCAGTGGATCTCGATCATAGCGCCAGCATCTTGCGGGCGCGTCTGGCAGCTTCTCCGAATGTCCAGTCGCCGCGACTAGCGACTGTATTCCATCGATCGCAGACATCAGGCGATAACTTGTAGTAATTAGTTCCTATGCTCGCTGCATACTGTCCAACCGCACAATGAAGGCAGTGCAGGAAATCATATGCCTTCTCCGGTGGCTGCTTCTCAAGCCACTCGACAAATGCAAGATCGGACAGCGGATCGACCTTGGTTTCCCATTTCGGGTCAAACAGCATTTGCTATTCCCTCACTGCGTGAGATCCTGCGCCGACTTCACCTTCTCATGACCGGCAAACTCGACACGACTGAGGATTTTGTTCTGCAGCGACGCACAGCCCATGTAGAGGTCCGCAGCCTGTTTGCCGGAAATCACCGTGGCATATCCGCCCTTCATGCATGCGATGATGCCGATCGATGAGATGTTTCCATCGAGTGCCTGTGCAAGCGTCTCCTTGACAACTTCGATGACGGCCAATTGGTCCTGAGACAATTTTGGCTTCATGCCGATGATCTTGGGGCCGGTGTTATTCATCAATGTCATTTCAATGCCTTATGATCGTATACGGGATGTGGCGGAATCTCCATTCATGATACCAGCGCAGAATATACTTTGCGGCTGACATCAGCATCATCAGAGACATCGCAGTGAGGATTAGGCCGCGCATGCTGATATCGCCTCCACCACTCTTAGCCGCGGCGGCAAATGGCAGGATCAGGAACATGACCTGCGACAGGTTGAATACCTCTGACATCGGCGTCCAGAACCAACTGAACTGCTTGCCTTCCTGACATTCACGGATGTGCGTGATGCTGAGAAACCGTGTGCGCCACAATGGATCGTGATACCAGCGCAGATTAGGATTGGACAGTTCGCCGACTGCCTGTTCTTCCTCATGCTGCTCGATACGGTATGGCGCATTCGTTTCCTGTTTAACGCGCCAGTGTACGGCAGGGACAATTGGGTCGATCATCTGTCAGGTCCTGATCCCTTGGTGAGCCGACGCTTCGCTATGGCTGGAATGAAGGCCTTGGTCTCCCGTTGCCTACTGGGGGGCGGACAGTCGAGAGAAGCGCAACATCGGCTCGCCAAGAAATCAAACTAACAGACCAAATTTATCACGAACAAATTCAATTGGGTCATGAGCACCCTTTGATTGATTGCATGGACCACACAGAAGCTGAAGATTTCTCTTGTTATTCCATCCACCACGAACCAACGGCACTACATGGTCAACGTGATACTTCATAGTCGATTTTGATAATTCTACTCGACAATAAGCGCATTTACCATGCTGCGCCTGATAAATCTCCTCAACGTCCTGAGATGTAAAAGTGCCGCCATTACGTAGCTTTAAGGCACGCCTTTTATGAACCCTCGCAATATCCCTTGCCGGATCATCCTTGTATCTGGCGCGAGCAAGTCGGCGCTTTCTTTCTTTAGTCGCTGGCAAAGCATTATTCTGCTTCTGCCATTCCGCCTTCTTCTTCCTAAACAATTTCGATCTGGCTAGGTCCGAATGTATCTTGGCCACGCACTCTCTAACTGCCTTGTTTCGTTTTTCGCGCTTTGCTGGATTGGCTCGAGATACTCTTGCATAACCAGCATTCAGCGATCTTTCACATTCAATGCACAAACCATTTGTTGTTCTGCGCTCGGATATATGCCCGCACTTACATGGTTTGCCGGTAAAATATTTAACCAGCCCAAGTTCTTTCGCCTTTCCTCGTAGGACTATATTCATATAGGATATAGGGCTTTTTCCTTTGGCTTTAGTTTAACTCTATCTTCCTCCGCATACAAAGTTTCTTCGTCAGTAGGTGCGAATCCGTTATCACGTAACCATTTAATTGCTTGGGTAGTGGAATCAGTGAGGTCATCATAACGACCGGTTGGGAATACGCTCATCTCGGTAATGACCATATCGCTCCAATCCCTCACCGGAGCATAGACGCCCAAGTTCGCAAACACAGCCTGTACGGCCGTTGCACGCGCAACCTTGTCGCCCTTGACGGGGCAAGCCTGTGTCGACCAATCCTGCATGCCGTAACGGTTGCGCAATTCCTGTATCGCGCTCAGGCCCGATCCCTTGCCCTCAATGAGAAGCTTGTCGACCTTGAACCTCTCGCATGTGTGCTTGATCCATTCGAGCAAGCCCCATGTCGGCTGCGTGCGCCTGATCCACTGAGACTTACTCTCTCCTGTCTCGTATGGCGTTCGCACACCTGAGAACTCAAGATGCTTGCGCCATGCATGCACGAGCATCAATCGCCGTTTGCCCTCGATATGAAACACGCCCCAGACGGTGAGGCCTGTCGGGTCATTCATCTCGTTCGCAGTGAAAGCTGAATCCACCGAAGCAACGACCAGATCGAAGATCGGGAATTTCCCATCAGCAGCTTCCCAGACCTGCCACCAGTTAGTCTTAAAAATGCCGCCACCACGCGGGGCCGGTGATTGCTGGTACTGACCGGCCCATGCGTATGGACCGACTTCCTTCTTTGTTTTCTCGATGACCCTGACCGGGAACCGTTCGAGCCATGCTGGCGAGCCATCGCATCCATCGAGGTCATCAACGTCAAGGCGCGGATCAATCCATCCGATCTCGGTTTCAAGGGGACGTCCTGCATCATCTAGCGCGCGGCTGATATCGAATTCCATCGGGATCATGAGATGGCAATACTCAAGGCCCAGCGACAGAATGAGACCAGACACATCATCCTCATGCACCCTTTGCATGATGATCACGATCGCGCCGCGGTCCATATCGTTAAGACGATTGCTCATCGACTCCCTAAACCAGCGCACGGTCTCGGAGCGAACGACGTCAGACTCTGCCTCTTTTACGTTATGAGGATCATCAAGAATAATGCGATCGCCACGCTCGCCAGTACCCACTCCACCCACGGACGAGGCCAGCTTCCATCCCTTGCGGGTATTAGTGACGAGAGTATCCCCTTTTTTGACGATCTTGACGGCCTTGCCGTATAGATCCCTAAATTCCTTTGATGTGACAAGGTCACCAAACCTTCTGTTGTCTCTCTCAGTCAAACTCGCAGAGTACGAGAAGGTTACATAGCGAAGGTGCGATTTACCGCAGCATGCCCATTCCCATGCTGGCCAGAATACGTCGACCAATAGAGACTTGCAGAAGCCCGGAGGCACATTGATCAGGAGATTGTGGATCTCGCCGTATGTGACAGCCTCGAGATGCTCGCAGATGGCCTCCATCGACCAGCCGGGGACAAAGGGCGTCTCAGGCTCGAGGATGTGCCAGAAGTATTTGACGAAGGCATACAGACCGCCAACCCATTTGCCTTCTTCATCACGATAGCCTCGCTCGCATTGCTCGTCCCGGTGTCTCCTCGCACCGATGTGAGCCAGTAACTCATTCTGCTGGATATAGGCTTTGCGCTGCTGGGGTGAGAGTTGCATGGATCATATCACCTTGATCCCGGCGAAACCATTCCACTGCCAACCCGCATAAACCTTGATCGGACCATGGCAGTAGGACACGAACGGCAATGGCACAATCAGTTCACCACCATACAGCACGCACCATTGCCAGCCTGTCTCAGGTGGCTGCAGGTCATCGCGCTGGACGCATGTGACAGGCTTGCGGCCGATCACCTTGTAGTTCCGGTCTTGCACGCCAATGACGTAGGCGCGGAAGTTCTGCAGCGGATTGCGGATCACGGACCATGTGAAACGTCTGCGCCATTGCGGCCATTCAGGATGATACCAGTTTGCCTGATCAACAGTTTGCTCACTATCATTCTGGACCCACCACAATGGATTGATCTTCTTCTGCCATGGCTTGCGTGTGCGGCCGGATAGCTCGGTGCGGTCTACCATCCCACGATCGACTGCTGGCTGAACAGATAGCCAAACCAGACCGAACCGAAGCTGAATACCAGCAGGAATGAAATCCAGTTCTTGCCGCTGTCGATGTAGTCACGGATGCGGTTCATTTGAGGCCATATATCGACTGTAAAGATAGATCACGATGCGTCGTCTGGCAGCAGCATTGATGCCATTCAGATCACGAATAATGCTACCCAGCAAAGCCATCTCGCGATCATCATATCCATATGGTGAAAGAGCCACCGGATCAGAACCAGAATTAATTCCCGTGATTACGGTCATTTTGGTTTTCTGCTGCGTTCAAACTTATCGTTCTGGTAGATGAGAAACCCGAAGAAAAGAATAACAGCAACACCCGCTATCCAAGATAGAATGGTCTCGATCGCATAAAGCGTGGCAGCAAACTCAACCATCAAAAATCCCGCCTGATGTATTGCCTGACTAACTCGCCTTCTTGGCTTGTGCGGTCCATGCGCTTGAAGATCTCAGCGAGGCGCTCGATCGCGGTCTCGCAACGCTGGATGCGATCGTCCATGCGTCTCCCAGCACATTCTGGGCATGGGCACTGACCGAGATTCCCCGGCGCATGCCCAACCGTAAATTGAAGATCGCTCATACCTGTCTATCCGCCATTGGATGCTTGCCGCGCTCGTCGTAGGAATTAATGTTGACGCGAATAAGCAGACCGCGGCGATCGCATTCGATCGTATATGCCTGTTGGTCACCGACCATGAGTTCCTTCAGACGCTTCCATGAAACGAATACGGGGATGCCTTTCTCTCGCGGCCGATTGATAAACTGATCAACACCGCCAATCTCTTCCCATGTTTCACAGTCGATGATCATTCTGATCGCTTTCTTACCCTCTCGACGATGGCTCGATATTCTTCGTGAGGTTTGAACTCTTTCTCCTTCGAAACCAAGTTGCTCGGCTCATCCCTTCCTTCGCCCAAGGCTTTATCACTGCCAGCGACATTTCCCGAAACTTGGAGATTGGTCTCCCACGCGACCTCGCAGTTGTCGCATTTGAAGGAGACGGACGGACCTTCGCTGATGTAGATGTGGAAGCTTGAGCCGCCACAACCTTGGCAGATGGCAAGAGCGTATGGTTTGTTTTCGGTCGACAATTGTGAACTCTTCCAACGATCGAATACATCGCCCCACAATTCGGGCATCTCTCACTCATGAGACTATTTGAGACTATTTGAGACTAATGTCAAGCGGCCGATTCATCCTTATCATCGACCAACTTGAGATGCGGCACACCCAATTCCTGCGCCTTCTTCGTGGCCTCTCGCACCAATTCCTCATCGGTCATTGCATCAAATGCGCCAGCATCACCAACTTCGCGGCGATCGATGATGAGGCCTAGAATACGCGCCATTGCAACGGTTGCCTGAGTTACGCCGACTGGATTGTCCTTGTCTTTGGCGATCTCTCGAGCCTCCTCGAGATATCCCAGCAATCTCTCGCGTGAGTATTCTATCTCTGCGCCATATTGCTGGATTGATTTTTGTGCTCTTTCCTCAAGCAATTCAGCTATTCGGCTTTCAACGTCTTTACGAGACTTTAGGGTCGATGGATTGCCGCGATTTGGTTTATATCCAGCCAATGTATATGCAGCCCTGATTTCATTGCCGTTAGCAACGTGCTGGGCAAATATTTCATGCTTTGCATTTGATAGTGCTGGCATTGCCTTAAGCTGCGTTAATGCGCGCTATAACGCTGTCCACGATCGGCTGGAGATTTTGTGTCGATCCTGCATCCGTGATGGCTGTGAGTTGATTGTCCAAGTCTGTGGCCAATGGTGGCGCAATGCCCTTTGAAATCATGAGAGCCTGTGCTGTTGCAACGTCTGCTGCGACTGTCATGATTAGTCCTGATGATATTCTAGATCTTCAATATATTTTAGCGTTTCGCGCGCCAATTCAGATAGCGGCGGACCCCAGTCAAATCCGCCCATCCATTCAGGGAACGGCTCACCCAATTTTGCTTCAGCTATCCATGTGAGACGCTTGATGATTTCTGCATGTGTCATCAGGCAATATTTCCCATTCAGCGCAAATGGCGCTCTGCCGCAGAGGACGGCTC